AATGAACTTTATAAACTGGGTATTTGACGGCAGTTTTAAATGGTGGTTACTTGGTGCAGTTATTGTTTATATCATTGCTAGATTTAGTTAAGAAAGGCACAAGAGAAATGAGCCTAACTGAAATGCGTGAAGATTTATGCACCCAAAAACGAGTTAGTAGGTCAAGAGTTACCTACGATATTAACTATGACCAAGAAGTTATTTACGTTCAAGAAGGTTGGAATGATGGTCAAACTACAGTTTGGGATAACGAAATGGATATTGTGTTAATAGATGCTATGACCAAACAAAGAAAGGCACAAGAGAAATGAGCCAATCAATCATTCCTACCCACACTCTTGACCGCAAGGTCATCAGGTGGGAGGATCATCTAAGAGACTTAACTCCCGTAGAGAACCACAAAGGCATGTGGTTCAAGCGGGAGGACTACTTCAATACGCTCGGTTACGGTGGACCGAACGGGAGTAAGTTGCGCCAGTTAATTTATTACATGACAAAGAACCGAAAAGGTAAGACGCACGTACTCACTGGTGCGTCAATTCAAAGTCCGCAACTTTCAATGTCCGCTATTGTGGGCGCGCACCTTGGTTTACCTTCCCGCATGGTTGTTTATTCAAAACCTGATACCGTACTGCGGCATGACAACCCGCGTATTGCGGGCGGCTTCGGGACTCACTTTGAGTATGCCGCCGCGCCGTATAACCCAGTGTTGCAGCGCATGGTTGGTGACTTGACCCGCCCTGACTCCCTAGTAGTCAACTATGGTATTACTGTTGACCATGAAAAGCATCCTGAGGAACTTTATGGCTTTCATGACGTCGGGGCTAATCAGACGAGGAACATTCCCGCTGAGGTCAAGACTTTGATTGTGCCCGCTGGCTCATGCAATTCCCTCTGCAGTATACTACTCGGGCTTTCAAAGGATGCGCACAACATTGAAACTTTGTTTACCGTAGGTATTGGACCCAGTAAAGCCCAATGGATTCGGGAACGCGCAGAGATTATGGGTATCAATCTTGATGCTTTACCGTTTAGATGGAAGCATTTTTCCTTACATGACACTGGCTACTCAAAGTATACTGACAAATTTAACGGCGAGACCTATGACGGTATAGACTTTCATCCTACGTACGAGGCAAAAGTATGGCGCTATTTAAACCAGCAGGGAATGGATTTTGATGACAGCGCACTCTTTTGGATTATAGGGTCGGAGCCGAAGTTAAGCGTAATTACACCTCATTTTACGCATCCTTTTTCTAACTAAGGGTTTTCACTCAAAAATAATTGTTGCCTTTTGTAAATTTCTACGCTATAGTTTTTTACATAGCTTCACAGGATAGTAAATTAATAACCCAAATAAAGGAAATACAAATGACTTCACGTTTATTCCACATTGGTCCTGAAATTGAAAATCCAGTTGCTTATGGAGAGGCAATTTCTAGAAATATTATTACCAACGCTAAAAAGACTTTCAGCCGTAATTATCCTGACTATGCTGAAATTGAAGCGTTCTTGTCTCAAGGTTATGAGATTGATGCTCACGAGCGTAAGATTTATAAAGACGGCTTTGTTGGTTCAGTTGCCTCTGCGTATGACACATACGGTAAATTAACCGAGAAGCAAGTGGCAGCAGTTCGTAAGTGCATCATCCAGCGCGATGCCCGCAAGGCAGAGTGGGCTGATAAGCAGGCAGCTATCGACGCTGCTCGTGAGTATGTTGGCATCATCGGTGATAAAATTGTTTTAACTTTGGTCTTGAAGAAAGTAATCAACATTGATACTAACTTCGGTCCAATCGGTATCTTTATTTTTGAAGACGCCAACAAAAACGTAATCATTTACAAAGGTGGTTGCGATGCAGTATGGAACCTTGCAGAGGGTGAAACAGTAACTCTCAAGGCGACAGTGAAGGAGCATGGTACTCGTAATGGTGTAAAACAAACTTTGATTCAAAGACCAAAAGCAGTTTAATAACTCAAATAAAGGAAATACAAATGAACCATATCTCTACCAAATTAGTTAATCAAGCACTCAGCCAATCTGCTCAGATGCAGGATCTTGACCGCCTTGGCTTATTGCAGGCTCAGGCAGCTGAACTCAATGAACAGATTGAGCAGCTCAAAGACGTATTCAAGAACGCTGGTGAGGGCACTTATGAGGGTGACCTTTATAAAGCTACGGTGACCCTGTCTCAGCGTTCTACGTATGATTATAAACAGATGGTTGCTGACCTCGGTATTACTACTGAGCAATTGCAAAAGTATTACAAGTCCACTGCTTCAATCGCCATTCGTGTAACCGCTAGATAAGAAAGGATGCCCCTTCGGGGGCACATTATGAAATACGCAGGTCAAGGTAAAAAAGAATACATCGTAATCAAGTTTGATGACTATCTCAACGACTGGAGAGCCTTTACAAAGCCAGTTACTATTAATCAGGCGGCTTGGATCATTCGTGACGCGCCCGCCCTCAAGTTGGACGTAGTGCGCATCAAAAGTTGGAACGGAGAAATCCCCGCGTGAAATTAATCTTTACACTTTTATTTTTTCCAGCTATACTTTGGTTTTACGCAGTCGTATTTATCAGCATCCCGTCTTACGTTTTATTTTTGATAACTAAATAAAGGAAATAACAATGGCTAAAGCATCTAACTTTTTAATGTCTATGTATTGCGGTGATACGTTGCTAGACGTATACGGCTACGTTGACAAAGATGAACCCAGCGTAGGTCACGTAGGCGGAATTGATATTGAAGACGTCTGCATCGCTGACACAGAAATCAGCGTATGGGAAATGATTCATGCGCTAGACTTTGACAAATTTGATAAACAAGCTCAAGAATCTTGGAGGGGATAAACATGAAAGCGTTTCCAAGCAAACAACAAGCCGAATTAGAATATTTAGGAATTGTTGATGGTGAACCAAAATTTGTAGAAACAGAATTAGGCAAAGAAAATTTAGGCATGGATTTGCGTGACTACTTTGCGGCTAAAGCTATGCAAGCATTTATCGTAAAAGGAATTACTCCAGCAGAAGGATTAAATCGAAAACAAGCTATTGTTAGTATGGCTTATGAAACTGCTGACGCAATGATGAAAGTGAGAGAAGAATGAAAAAGATGACTTTAGAAAGATTAGCGGACTTTAAGAACTATATTCCTAAGCCGCATCCTATGCAGCATCGCATTGACGAGTTCCGCTCTATTCCTTCGTTGTATAGATTGCAGGTGGCAGACTTTAAGATTAAGCTAGAAGGCGAATATGATCCTGACGTTGAGGACCTAGATGAATATGAAGAACCCGTATCAAAAGTAGAAGAGGAAGTAGAACCAGACCGCGACTTAATCATGGAGAAAATATATGACAAACTCTAAATGGGAATGGATTGGCGTCATCATCCTCGGCATAATACTAGGTTGCATGTTCGGCTGGGGGTTTTGATGCGAAACAAATATCTTGACCTGCCGAGTAAGTGGCAGGTGATTGGCGCGATTTGCATAGGTATTGTGGGCTTGAGTTTTATTTACGTTGTGTTTAAAATTACTATAGGAATAATATTATGTCTGATAAGTCTATTATGAATTGGGAACAGTCTTATGACGATTGGGTCAAGCTACTTGAACGAGCCGATGCAAAAGATATGCTCAATGACCCAAAAGCCTGTTTTGATGAAGGATGGCGTCAAGCAGCTATGATCGCCGCTTCAATCGTGCAACATAATCAACACGCAACACCACTTGAAATCGCAGTATTTATTGAGCGAAAATTATTAAGATGAACTATCAAAAAATCTACACTTATTTAATTATCAATAAAATTTAGGAGAATTACATGTCAGAACAATCTGATTTTCAGAAAAGTTTCTTTGCTAAAGGTACTGGAGGAACGCTTTTTACGCAACGCGAGTTTGATGACGCACTAGCCGAAGCAAAAGCTGAACTCATTGTTCATGCAATCGAGGCTACAAAATACGCCGTAGTTATTGAGCGTGAAGAGTGCGCAAAGATTTGTGATAAGTGGTCTATTGACCTCATGGACGGTAACTTCAACACGGTTGCTGAGGAGATCCGTAACCGCATACCGAGCCAACATATCTAGGAGCAGCTATGAAGCTAAAACCAGAATCAATTCGTAGGCGTATGGACTTTAATGATTTAATGGATAAATACGCGCTACGAATTCAATTGAAGGTGGACCAGAAATTTGAAGACAGGAATCCAGAAGAAATACCGATTGCCGCATGGGTTTATGTTTTTAGTGATAGGGACGTGGAGAACTTTATGGATCATATTGTAGAGTTTACTTACGATGAAACTTTCAAAATGATAAAGAGAAACGTAGAGGCATTATGAAGAACTTTTTATTTATGATAATCTTTTTTACGATTGGTTATCTCTCAGGTAATTCAAGCTGCTACGCTCAGAACAATGTTCAAGGAGCGATGCAGTATCTGAATCAGTTCGGTCAGCCAGTGGGTTCAGTTATGCCTATCGGTAACTCTCAGGTCGTTCTGAACCAGTATGGGCAACCCGTTGGATTTATTATTTTCAGCGTGCCTATGCCTGCTCCGTTACCTATGCCTACCGCTTTACCCACTTTACCTTTAATGCCAGTCCTAGGAGCTATTAAATGATTTACTTAATTTATATTCTACTCGTGCCGATTAGCCTAGTGCTAACTTTAATTGCCTACGTAATTGCACCAATCCTACCTGTATTTGCAGTTCAAATGGACGGATGGTTACTCAATCATTCAGTCTGGGGAATTGGTCCGCGCCTGCCTACTTGGCTCAATTGGTTTATGACTCCTGACAACAGTCTTGACGGAGACCAGACGTTTCAAGAGATCAATGGTCGTAGTTATTGGTCTAAAGTAAAGTGGCTCTGGCGTAATCCCGCATATTCTTTTGCGCTGCGTTATGTAAACACTCCGTACTACACAAAGGTTCGCGGCGATAAAACAATCAAGGACAATGACAATGCAAAAGAAGGTTGGTGCCTCGTTAACGCGAACGGACTATTTCAATTTCGTTATGTTAAGCGTATTGGTTCTACCTCTCGCTGTATTTATGTTAATTTTGGCTGGAATGTTATGGGTCTTGTGGATGATAATATGCCTATCAAACCTGATAGCTGGCAAGCAACATTTGTGTTCTCACCTAGGATTTCAGGATTCAGATGATACAGCCGATTAGACCAGTATCTCCTATTTACCCTACGCATAATAAACAGCCGCCTAAGGATAGAAAATGAGTGACAATCACGGAAGAAAAAGCGACAATCCGCGCCCATTCAGTATTGACTTAGAGAAGTTTGATAAGCAATTTGAATCTATATTTGGTAAAAAAGAAGTTCGTAAGTACTGCACAACTTGCGGTAAGTCTGACAGTTGGTGCACCTGCAAAAAGGAAAATCATGACTGATTACCGCCTACCTGAGAACCGCCTTGAATACTTTAAGGCGTTGTACGCTATGAACCTTGATTACAAAGCACATCCAGGATTGGTGTATCTCTACATGCCTGCGCTCAAAAAGTATTATGGCTGGACGGATGAGCAGGCTCTTTGGTTTGCAACTATTAATGGGCACACTCAAAACCCAATTACTAGTTTAAAGATCATGGAGTTTATTCCTGAGATTCCTGAAAGTGATGTTGAGTGGAGAGCCGCGCATGCTCGCTTTAACAATGATTGGACTACTTTGAGTTTTGATTCTGATCGTAATAAGCAGAAGAAAGACACAATGAAAGGTCTCTATTCATATGCGCAACTCGTCAAGCAGCATGGCTCTCAAGTCAAGCTCTGGAGCGATGCTAACTATGAATCGCTATGGGCTAAGGCTAATAGCATTGTCAGCTTTGGACGACTGTCTACTTTCTCTTATCTTGAGTACATAAAAATTAACGGATACGGCTCTGATTGCACTACTTTGATGTTTAATGACTTTGACGGCTCGCGCTCTCATCGTAACGGCATGCTGTTTTTACTCGGAGCAGATGAGTATGTATTTGATAAGCGTCAGCCTAATTCACATTCAGGTAAGTATGATGCATTTGAAGATATGTGCGCACACTTAGAAAAAGAAGCAAGTTCAATATTGAGCAGCCTGCCTAAGCATAAAGACCTAGGACGCTTTACTTTTGAGTCTTGCCTATGCCAATTCAAGAATGGATTCTTCAGCCGTCGGTACCCAGGAGTATATGCAGATCTTGGCTTTCAAAGAATAGAATGGTATGATAAAAGAAATCTGAGTCAATATACTGAACCTTTTAAAGAAATAAGGGAAAATTATTTACCTGAATGGTTGAGAGAAGAGTGTGAAAAAGATAGAATACCGTTTAAAATAAAGGCTGAGATGTTTGCTAAAACAGGCGTGCCATTCCGCGCTGAACATATACTGGAAAACAAATGAAATCAAATAAAAAGAATATCAGTCAACAATCATTAGAATCCTTAGTGATTGCCCTCATGCAATGTAAAGATGAAGACGGATTATTGCTTAACATTAGTCCCGCTACAGCTTTTCAAGATTGGCTCTTAAATGAATATCCTGAAACAATACGTAACATGTGGAAAAGACAACACGCATTTGAAGTGCCCGCAAAATATTGAGCTATAATTTCAACTCAATAACCGAATAAAGGAAACACATGAACGTAATTCTATCACTCCGCGGAACTAGCGGTTCTGGAAAAACTACTGTAGCCCGTAAGTTCTTGACGGATTACCCCTGCTCAGCAATAATAGACCCCAACGGTAAAAAGAAACATTGGGGGTATCATGTTGATTTGTCAAGTCAAGGAATCTCTCAGCCGCTTTATGTGATTGGTAGTTATCAAAATACTTGCGGAGGTACAGATGGTATCAGTACTCAAGAGGAAATTGCAGAACGAGCCTTGGCTGCTCATCCTAGGGGTCATGTTCTGCTTGAAGGTTTGTTACTCTCAAAAGTGGGTCCAGGAGCAATCACAACACAGATGCTTAAACCAACAGGTGCGTACGTCGCGGCTATCCTCGATACGCCCCTCGCAACTTGCCTACAGAGAGTGCAAGCGCGTAGAGATGCCCGTGGGGAAACAAAGCCGTTCAATCCAGCGAATACTGTAAGCGCACATAAATCTACTTATGACGCTTGCGTTAATTTGCATAATGCAGGTGGAGTAAAAATTATTACAATAGATCACACCGATGCCTTTAATGACACTCTAGAAGTTATCAGAAAGGCAGAGAATGGCACTCTTTGATGAATTAGTTGAGTTCGTTAATGAGCGAGAGCAAGTGCGCCTGAATAAGGATTCAGGATTCCTTCAGCCATATACGCTTGACCCAATACTTGCTAAGTATCGGTTCTGCAATGTGCGCCGTAGGGATGATAGGGTAAGTAAGTGGTTACTAACTTATTACTATAAGAATCCTCAAGGTGACGTATGGTTCCGCGCCCTTTTAGCGCGTTTGATCAATTGGCCACCGACTCTGCTTTACTTAATGGATAACCTTGTTATACCGCACCGCGCTGAAGATTTCAATGCTTATCTTTTTATAGAGGCGATGAAGGAACTAGAAGCTAAAAAAGAGAAAGTATACAGCTCGGCTTATATTGTTTACCCTACAATGGTAAAAGGTAATACAAAGTCAGTGAACCTTTGTGAGTATATTATAAAACCTACAATACACATGGCTAGTCAAATGCGGGGTGCTGTTGCTTCAAATTCAATTAAGTATACTACTGAAACACTGGCTACTGCGTTTGGAATTCAGAGTTTCATTGCGGGGCAAGTGAGTGCAGACTTAACGTATTTACGCAATCAGTTAGACAGTGCTATTGATCTCTACTCATGGGCACCCATGGGTCCAGGAAGTCAACGCGGTCTAAATAGGTTATATCAACGCACTATTAATAAAAAGTTTACTGAGGAAAGATTCAATCAGGAATTAACAGAGATCCGTTCAATCTTGATTGATTCAAATAATAAATTAAAAGATTTAACCCTGCATGATTGTCAAAACATCATGTGTGAGTTCGATAAGTATCAAAGAGTAAAAACAGGAGAGGGTAAACCTCGTCAGAATTACAAACCAACAACAGAATTTTAATAAAGGAAATAACATGGAAATACGTTCTATCAACGTAAATGAATTGTTCACGGATATGCTCTGGCGCTTCAAGACGTCAGGCATCAAAGTGCAAACTCGTAACGGACCAGCAATCCGTATTGATGAACCAGTGCTAACTACAATCATAGAGCCGACTGAGCGCGTATTGTTCTTTGCTGAACGAGACGCGAATCCAATCTTTCACTTAATGGAATCAATCTGGATGCTCGCGGGACGTGATGACGTAGAGTTCCTGAAGCAGTTTAATTCTACCATTGGGCAATTTAGTGATGACGGCGTAAGATTCAACGCGGCGTATGGACACAGGATGCGTAAGCACTTTGGATTTGACCAACTCAAAGAGGTTATCAAGCACCTCAAGACTGATTCTAATTCCCGTCAGGCGGTTATTCAACTCTGGGATGCATCTGACTTCAACAAAAGCACAAAGGATAAAGCCTGTAATACGCAGTTAGTATTTGCTGTTGTGAACGGATGTGTTGATTTGACAATCTTCAACAGGAGTAATGATTTCTGGTGGGGATACTGCGGGGCGAATCCAGTTCACTTCAGTATGATTCAAGAGTTTGTAGCAATCGCACTTGAGCTGCCAGTGGGTCAATACTTTACGGTGAGTAATAATTTGCACTTGTACACGCAACTTTACAACGCGCAGCCGTATGTAGAAAATCCGCCGAGCAGTGAAGTATTTGATGCGTATTCAAACGGAGTAGTCAAGCCTAGTGTTTTGTATCAAGGTGATTGGGAACTATTCCTAACTGAGTGCGAGGCATTCTGCAACGACCCATTCAAGAAAAGTGGATTCGTTAATCCCTTCTTTGAATTTATAGCGCAGCCAATGGCTATGGTAGCGTATGAGCGTAAGCATAAGATTAGCGATGGCTCATATTGGGCAGATAAGATTTCAGCCTCTGACTGGAAGTTAGCTACTCAGATTTATATTATGAACAGAGAGAAGAAAAATGCTAGCTAAGACTCATTCAGAATGGATTGATAGTTTAGAAGATATTCGTAAAACTTATAAGGAAATCATGAGCGCAAATAATAAGCAGGTAGGTGGTAAGCATTATAAAGTTGACGGGGAGCAGCACTGGGATAGAATCTATCGTCTATACGGTAGAGGTTATTTTGTAGGTTGCGCTACTAAGTATCTTGAGCGGTTTCACCTCAAGAACGGACGGGAAGACTTAGAGAAAGCAATTCACTTTATTGAAAAGCTAAAAGAGTTAGAGTATCCCGTGCAGGCTCTTGACGGCGGTCCAACAGAACGCTATGTGAATCAGGACTAATGGCAACAATTGTTTTTGACACAGAAATTGCCCCGAATATGTTTCTATTGATGGGTAAGATTCTTGAGAGCGGGGAGTACTTCGGCATCTGGGGAGATGAGGAGGATGCTCGTGAGCGCATCAAGTCTCTTTTCAAATCAAAAAACACATTCATTAGCTTCAACGGGGCGCGGTTTGATATGCCCGTCATCAGTTACTTTTTGTCTGGGCATTCTACGTCTGAAACAAAAGGCTTCGGGGACATCATTATTCACCAGAACTTGATGCCGTGGGATGCTGAAAAGCAATTCAGGTTCAAGATCCCTATGATTGACCACATTGATTTGATTGAGGTCGCGCCCAGCTTTGTGAGCCTAAAGACTTACGGCGCACGTATGCACATGCCGCTCATTCAAGACCTGCCGTTTCATCATTCGCAGGAGATTGATGAGTCTGCCCGACCAATGGTTTGGGATTACTGCAAGAACGACTTAGATACTACAGAGACGCTTTATAACAAGCTGCAAGGGCAACTCCAGCTTAGAGTTGAAATTAGTAAGGAGTATGGTTTTGATGCTCGTTCTAAATCTGACTCTCAAGTAGCTGAGCAGATGTTTATCAAGCGGCTCAAGTTAAAGCGTTCAAATGCAAAAATTCCTGAGAGCGTGCGGTATATAGTTCCACATTTTATTAACTTTAAACGCGCTGACCTTATTGAATTAACAAAAAGGATGTCAGAGCACGTATATGAAGTTAAGCAGTCAACGGGGCACGTAGAGTTACCTGCCTTTCTGAAGGAAGACCTCGTAACGATAAACAATGGTATATATCAGATGGGCGTTGGAGGTCTTCATTCACAACACGATAGAAAGGTTTGCCATGTTACTGATGATGATTATCAAATTGTTGATTATGATGTTTCTAGTTATTATCCTTCTATTCTGCTTAATTGCAATCTCATACCTGTTAACACTGGTACAACCTTTATTGATGAGTATCGCAAAGTGTTCGAGAGACGATTAGAAGGTAAACGTCAAAAGAACATGGTAATTGCAGATTCATTACGTATTGCATTGAACGGAACATTCGGTAAAACAGCTAGTAAGTATTCAGCACTGTATTCTCCCGACGTTATGATTAATATTACTCTGACGGGTCAGCTTACTCTTTTAAACTTAATTGAGACTTTAGAGGACAATGGTATTCAAGTTGTTTCAGCCAATACCGACGGAATCATGCTTAGGCATAGACGTAATGAAGTCACAAAGGTTCACAACATTGTAAAAGAGTTTAGTGAACTCACAGGCTTTATATTTGAGGATACACCGTATAGAGTAGTAGCATTGAAGGACGTGAACAATTACTTTGCAGTCAAGCAGGATAGATCAGTCAAGATTAAAGGTATCTACAGCGCACCGACTCTAAGTAAGAACCCAACCGCGCCCGTAGTCTCTAAAGCAGTGGGTCTCTGGCTGGCATACGGTACAAAGTTCAAGGACACTGTTATGAATTCACCTTTGACTGACTTCATTAGTGTTCGCTCAGTCACTGGCGGCGGAGTTCAGGGTGATAAATACCTCGGACGAACTGTGCGCTGGTATCAAACACGGGAACAGTTACCGCCGCTAACCTATGCCTCAAACGGAAACAAAGTAGCAAAGACCGACGGAGCTAGAGAATGTATGACTATGCCTAAGGAATTTCCCGCAGACCTAGACTACGATTGGTATTACAAAGAGATCATGAAAGTGATTAAAGATATTGGAGCGGAAAGATTTTTATGAGCTATAATTTCAACATAAACGAAATAACAGGAAAGGGAAAAATGCAAGATGAATTAAATCTAGAGCCAGAAGTAGTTTGGGTAGTGGACAACACCCAGCGTAAAACTATCAAGGACGCAGCACGCTTCGGAGAAATTGAACATGTCTTTACTGACGTTCAGTACGATGACCCCGTTGCTCATGCCCGCGAGGTTTTAAAAGATTTCCGAGAAGGTGATTATTTATGCATGATTGGAGATCCAAAGTTGTCAGCAGTGTGCGTCGGAGTATTGGCGCAAAACAATCCTGGGAATGAGATTAAGTTGTTGCAGTTTGACAGCCGAACCTTTCAGTATTTCCCAGTATATTTAAACTTTTAATAAAGGAAATAAACATGAGCTTTATGGATTCCCTCGTGAAGGGAAAGCAGGAACTACCTCCCCGAATTTGTATTTACGGAAATCATGGTATCGGTAAGAGCACAATCGCGGCTCAATTCCCCGCGCCAATTTTCGTTAATACTGAAGACGGTATCGATTCATTGGATGTAACTTCATTCCCTCGTGCCTCTGAAATTGGCGACGTAGTAGAAGCTATCAAGACGTTGCTCAAGGAAGATCACAAGTTCAAATCATTAGTGATTGACTCCGTGGACTGGCTTGTTGAGCCGTTAATCTCTAAAAATGTTGAGTCATCGTATGACGCAAAAGACTTAGGATACGGTAAGAATCAAGT